ATCACCATAAAAACGCAACAGCTCCCAACCTTATTCACTCACTAGATGCAAGCCTCCTGCACTTATCTGCACTCCGTTTCAACTCACCGATTTCCCTCATACACGACTCGGTACTTTGTCGTGCTACTGACATGTCTGTTCTTTCAACCATTGTTCGTGAGACATACATGCACTTATTTGCGGAACATGACTACCTAACTACCTTTGCTCATCACATTGGAGCAGAGACAGAACCACCGATTATCGACACGCTGAATCCAGCGAAGGTAATTGACTCCACCTATTTCTTTTGCTAATGGCACGAAACACTATTGTTACCGAACAGCCTGTTGTCCTTGAGGGATACCAGGCAGTACTGAAACCCGGCAAGTTTGGCTACAAGCTGATGGCTGTAGTCCCTCAAGACATTGCTGACAAACTAGAAGAAGACCGCGTTGATAGCCTCAAGTGGTGTGAATCAAAACTGAAGAATCCTAAGCGTGCAGTGTGTAAGCCTGAACCTTGGGAAGAAGTATCACAGGGTATGTATCAAATTAAGTTCTCTTGGAATGAAGATACAAAGCCTCCCATTGTGGACACTGAAGGTACACCTATTACTGATGAAGAAACTCCGCTGTATAGCGGTAGCAAGGTGAAGCTTGCATTCTTCCAGAAACCTTACATCCTGAAGGATCAAACTACCTACGGCACAAGCCTGAAGCTAAAGGCTGTGCAGGTTGTCTCCCTTTCGTCTTCTGCTGGTATTGATACCGGTGACATGGATGACGTGGATGTGGTTGCATTGTTTGGTACAACCAAAGGATTTAAAGCTAGTGAGCCGAACATTACTCCTGCTGATAATTTTGACGTTGATTTCTAATGGCATTCCGCTCTGGTCTCGAAGAGAGGGTCGCTGACCTTCTCGTCGGACTGGGTGTCAAATATGAATATGAAAGCACGAAGGTTCCTTATATAATCCAGCACAACTACACGCCTGACTTCATTCTTCCGAATGGTGTCTGGCTTGAGTGCAAGGGTTATTGGGACAGTAAGGATCGTAAGAAGATCAAAGAGGTCATCAAACAGAATCCTGACATTGACCTACGCATGGTCTTTCAGGCACCCTACAACACAATATCTAAAAAAAGTAAAACAACGTACGCCGCATGGTGCGAGAAACTCGGCATCAAGTGGTGCTCGTTTGCAACCATACCTGTTGACTGGCTCACATGAGCGACAGTGAATTTGTAAGACACATACCGTGTCCTAATTGTGGCTCGTCTGATGCGAATAGCTTGTATTCAGACGGCCACACTTTTTGTTTTAGATGTCACGCTGTAACTAACAGCGATGGCGAGCAAGTAAACCACCACACTCATCAAGTGCACGATGTACAGCTACAAGGATCAGCCGGACGGCTGCAGTCCAGAAACATATCAGAACGAACTGCAGAGCTCTACAAAACCTACAGAGATGGAGAGGTCTTACGTCACTATTATTATGACAGCTCTGGAAAGATTGTCGGAGCAAAAGTAAGGACAAAAGACAAGCAATTCCGATGTGAAGGGGAAGTCAAAACCCTATTCGGAATGCAGAACTTCAGACACAAAACTGCAAAAGACCAGAAGCTTGTCATTACAGAAGGTGAGATGGACGCTATGTCTGTCTACGAATGCCAGCCTTGGCCAGTTGTATCCATTCCAAACGGAGCTGCTTCTGCAAAGAAAGCAATCCAACATAACTATGAATGGATCAATCATTACGACAAGATCATTCTATTTTTTGACAACGATGAAGCAGGCCAAAAAGCTGCTGTAGAAGCTGCCAGTGTATTACCACCTAGCAAGGTTTTCATCGGTGTCCTAGACGAATACAAGGATGCCTCAGAAGCTTTACAAGCAAGGGACTACGAGGCAGTCCGACAAGTTATTAATTTCAACCACAAACAATACAAGCCCGACGGAATTGTTGATGCAAAGACGTTGCTTGAAGTTGTTACCACCCCACTGCCATCAGCAGATCATGATTACCCATTTCAAGGATTACAAACAAAGCTTCACGGGATCAGGTACGGAGAGCTTGTCACGATTACTGCAGGATCAGGGATCGGTAAATCGTCATTCTGTCGCCAGTTATGTACTCACCTGCTCAACAGCGGAGAACGGATTGGTTACTTGGCACTTGAAGAGTCAAACCGTCGTACAGCTCTCGGACTCATGTCCGCAGCAGTTGGAAAAAGTCTCCACCTCGGAACCCCTGATAGATCTGAGCTAACTGAAGCTTTTGATAAGACGGTAGCTAAATGGAACTTGCACTTATTTGATGGCTTTGGATCGTATGACCCGGATCACATTTACCAACGGATTGAGTATATGGCAGCCGGTCTTGAGACCCGTATTGTCTTCCTTGATCACTTGTCTATTTTGCTGTCTGGCCTTGACGGGGATGAGCGGCTGATGATTGATAAAACAATGACTAAGTTACGTTCTCTAGTTGAGCGTACTGGTATTTCATTGTTTTTGGTTTGCCACACATCAACACCACAAAATGGACAGTCACACGAAGAAGGTGGCCGCGTACAACTACGAAGCCTCAGAGGTAGTAGAAGTATTGGCCAACTGTCAGATGCAGTTATTGCACTCGAAAGGAATCAACAGAGTGACACTGAACGAGATGCTACGACAGTGCGAGTCCTTAAAAATCGCTATTCAGGCGAAGTTGGCGTCGCATGTCAATTGAAATACGATCTTGAAACTTGTAAATTCAATGAAAAAGAATTTGAACCAGCCTCAGATTTTTGATTCACCACATCAGCAAGCAATGCTGACTAAACCAAATCCTCCCACGCCTGAGATGGTAAAGCGTGCTCAATTTGTAGATAAAACTTACTTGTGGGGAAATGCTCGTATTCGATCTGGAAAGTAACGGCCTTCTTCATGATGTTACCTGTATCCACTGTTTGGTCATCTATAACACAGAGACTGATCAAACCCTTGTCTACAACGATGAAGGGAATGAAGAACCTATTGTCCGTGGTGTTCAAGTACTTGAAGAAGCGGACATCATTTGCGGCCATAATGTCATCGCTTATGACATACCTGTACTTCAGAAAATCTATCCGTGGTTCCAACCAACCGCCTTGGTTGTAGATACATTATTGTTATCTAGGCTCTATCACACAAACATGCTCGGTGTGGATCAAAAACACACCTGGGCTAACATGCCGCCTCAAATGTATGGCAGGCATTCATTAGAGTCCTACGGCTACCGGCTTGGTGAATACAAAGGATCGTTTGGAAAAAGTACTGATTGGCAGCGATGGTCTCCTGAAATGCAGGAATACTGCATACAAGATGTAAACGTAACAAAAAAACTATGCGACCACTTCCACCCATACCTGAGTGGGTTGCGCTAGAGCACGAGGTTGCTCAGATCCTTACTAAACAAGAACTACATGGATGGTGTTTTGATGAATGCGCTGCATGGGAACTTGCATCTACTCTCAGATCAGAGCTTGAAAAAACTACTGAATTATTACGCAACAAACACCCTTACGTTGCAGGACCGGAATTTACTCCTAAACGAGATAACGGTCCAGCTGGGTATGTCAAAGGATGTACATTCACACGACTAAAGGAAACAAACGTAACCTCTCGCGACCATATTTCATGGATCCTGCAAACATTTCATGGCTGGGAACCAACCCAGAAGACACCTACTGGGAAGCCGATTATAGACGAGATTGTACTGAAGGAGATAGCTGCGTCCGATGGGCCAGCGATTGCTTTGGAGTTCATGAAATGTCTAGATATTACCAAGAAATTGGGGATGATATCCGAAGGCATCAACGCATGGCTCAAGCTTTCTACGAAATCTAGGATTCATCATCACTGTTCAGTAGCAACCAACACGCACAGATGTGCACATAGAAAACCCAACTTAGCCCAAGTACCAAGTGAAACTGAATTTAGAAAGCTATTTACCGCAACCCCAGGCCAGATCATGGTGGGAGCAGACCTTTCTGGTATTGAACTTAGGATGCTCGCTCACTATCTTGCTCGTTATGACGACGGTAGGTATGCGGATATCCTCCTCAATGGAGACATTCACCAAGTTAATGCCGACAAAATTGGCATCTCCAGACGTGCTGTCAAAACAGTTACCTATGCCTTCCTCTACGGAGCAGGAGACAAAAAAATTGGACACTCCTTTGACTCTGCCTTGAGTGATGGTGAGGCTAGTAAGAAAGGTAAGGACATCAGAAAAGCATTTGTTTCGGCTATTGATGGTCTTGCGGAACTTCTTCAGGCAATCAAAAAGGCATCTGAGAAGGGCTTTATCCGATCTATAGACGGACGGAAAATCCAACTTGATTCATCACACAAAGCTTTGAACTACTTGCTTCAGTCGGGAGCAGGTGTAGTTGCGAAGCGGTGGATGGTGATTGCTGATCAAACAATTAAAACCACCCAGCTGTGTGCATCACAGCTTGCATTTATACATGACGAATTACAGTACGAGTGTCATAGAGAGCACGCAAACGACTTGTCAGCAGGACTTATTTACGCAGCTACAGCCGCAGGAGAGTACTACAACTTACGAGTCCCAATCGAAGCTGAAGCTAAACAGGGTAAAGACTGGTCCGAAGTCCACTGATCCTAACAGAATTGGAGATTACTACGAACTTTTGGTGACTTTAGCAGCTTGGGAAAGAGGTGTAGAAGTATTCCAAAATGCTGGGTGTACAGGATCAGTAGATCTTGTATTTGCACGAGGAACTGAGGATCTGATTTCTGTAGATGTTGCTGTAAGTAAAAAGAATGGTCAAGGTAGGTATGGTAGTGCTGGAAATATTTCCAAAAAAATTGCTACACCTGTAATCGTTCATCCTATTACACATAAAATTAGATGGGTGAAAGGTAGAGAGCCTAAAGGCTGGGAGGATTTTTGGGATTGAAACTCCTCATTGATGCGGACTTCATCGTCTATAAAGCATGTGCTGCAGCAGAGGAAGACTTTGACTTTGGTGATGATGTCATTGTAGTCGTCAGCCGCTTCACTGAAGCCTATAAAAATGTCACCAATGAACTATCACGCATCAAAGCTGAGTTCATGTGGGATGTGCCTGAAATGATTTTGTTCTTTAGTGACTCTAAAAATTTCAGGAAAAAAATTTACCCAAGTTACAAAGGTCATCGAAATAGAAAAAAGCCCTGTGGATACAAACGTGTCATCACAGAACTATCTAAGCACTATGAAGTCATAAGATGGCCTGAGCTAGAAGCCGACGATGCAATGGGCGTCTATGCAACTAAACATCCTGACAACATCATCGTCAGTCCTGATAAGGACATGCGACAGATACCAGGCAAGCTGTACAACATGGAAGAAGTGGTAGACATCACTCCTGAAGATGGTATGCAGTGGCATTACATTCAAACACTTGCTGGTGACCAGACTGATGGTTACTCAGGTGTACCTGGTATAGGTGTCAAACGTGCAATCGCATTGTTTGAAGAGCATGGATATAAATGGAGTACTGTTGTGAAAGCTTTTGAAGACAAAGGTTTGACAGAAAATGATGCACTCATGAATGCACGGCTAGCAAAGATCCTTACCAACCAAAATTATGACGGACGAGTCATACCCTGGTCTCCTTCCGATGCCGGTGACTGATTTGACGGTGGAGCAATCATTCAAGCTCCGCCGTCTTGAAGATCTTTTACCTGCCGCAGAGAAGAAAGACATCATCACATTGTTTATGGCACTTCAACGCCAGAACTTTGCACTATCAAATACTGTCAGCAACTTAGTAAAACAGTGGCCGAGTCCCCCAAGCACTACACCCGTGGATCCATAGAGGTCTGGGATTTTATTAGAGATCAAGACCTTAATTATTTCAGAGGCAATGCAATCAAATACATTTGCAGAGCCGGATTCAAAAGCACTCACACAGAGATTGAAGACCTGAAGAAGGCTATCCATTACCTTGAAAATGAACTGTACAACACCACATTGCATCTCAAAGAGTGCGAGCGATCAAGCGATAGAGTTCCGCACAGCGTACGGGATTCAGAACAGTCTGGAGAACCGGGCTATGCAATTGACTTTGATCGCTGAAGAGTTCCAAGAGTTTCAAAAGGCACACAGATCTGAGCCGTATGAGTGTGAACTTAAGGAGCTAGCAGACCTTGTATACGTCTGTTTTCAGTATGCAGAAAATATGGAATGGGATCTAGAGAAAGCACTTGATCGTGTCCATAAATCAAACATGTCCAAACTTGGGTTGGACGGTAAACCAATCCGCCGTGCAGACGGCAAAGTCCTGAAAGGACCAAACTACACACCACCTATTCTTAACGATCTAGTTAACCCATGACCACCTCTTATATCTCTAGAACTGGGCGTGTTCAATCTTGGATTGATGATCCAGAGGGACGCCTTCCCGTGTCGTGCACGGTTTTTGTTGTTGATGACTCAATGGAAGGACCAGAAGGCATTGAAGCCAGCTGGCGATTTGCATCCCACGCCCTCAGAAACGGAGCAGGAGTTGCAATTCATTTATCCAATCTACGACCCAAAGGGAACGATAACGGAAAAGGGCTTGTTGCCTCTGGTCCTGTGTCGTTCGGGAAAATCTATTCTTCTTTGAATGAGGTGCTCCGACGTGGCGGTAAGTACAAGAATGGTGCGATTGTTTTGCATTACGATCTTGATGGCGCCGACATTGTTGAATTTATCACGGCTTCTAGATCTGAATTGCCTTGGGTCAAACGATGCGTCAACATCACCGAAGATAGTTGGCAAGCTGCGTCGGAGGAAACCAAGAAAGCCCTTCTGTTTGGAATCAAGTCTGGTGACATCTGGTTAAACAAAATCAAGTATGACAATGAAGGAAACCGAATCCGGGGAAATGTTTGTCTTGAGGTGTACTTGCCGTCGCGAGGAACCTGCCTCTTGCAGCATGTCAATCTCGCTGCCTGTGAATATGATGACATTCCGCGTGCTTTCGCTGAAGGGATGCAGCAATTGTGCAACCTCCATGCTCGAACTGGCGTCGGAGATACAGGAGAATATCTGCCAGCAGAAACAGACCGACAAGTTGGACTTGGAATGCTTGGACTTGCCAACCTCCTACGGCGGTACGGCATAACCTATGAGCAGTTTGGTATTGCACTAGATGACTACAACAATGGCACTGCAGTACGAACACCTGCTTACGAATTAGTCGTAGCCATTGCTGAAGGTATCAAACAAGCCGCTGGAATTGCACGTGTACATAATATGGTACGTGCTTTTGCAATTGCTCCTACAGCATCTTGTAGCTACCGTTCAAAGGACCTTGATGGTTATACAGCTACCCCTGAAATTGCACCACCAATTAGCCGGACAGTAGACCGTGATAGCGGGACGTTCGGTGTACAAACATATGATTATGGCGAAGTTGAAATCGCCAGTAAAGTCGGTTGGGAAAATTACAAGCGTGTTGCTGATGGCATCATGACTCTCCTAGACCGCACGGGACTTCTTCATGGGTATAGCTTCAACAGTTGGAGTGATGTTGTCACCTACGACAACGCCTTTATCGAAGAGTGGTTGAAATCTCCTCAGACCTCCCTTTATTATTCTCTTCAAGTGATGGGTGATGTACAAGATAAGTCAAGTGCTTATGCAGCTTTAGAAGAAGCTGAAGTAGAAGACTACATTGCCAGTTTACTTGAAGGGCCGACTGAAGAACTTCAATGTGACTGTCAAGAATGAATCCGTACGAGAAACTACTAAACAGAAAAAGAAAGTGGACACCAGTCCAGACAACTGCTGGTACTTGCAAGAAGGGTGCGGAGGAAGCGATCCACCGTGCTCTTGCATTAAGGCACATGGAACTACCTGTGGGAGATTTTATCAGTGATGCTCTTACCTCTGAAGTACCGGTACTCGCGAAAACAATACTGGAATCAAACGTCAAAGACGAAGAGAACCACGACATCGCACTTAATTACATCGCCAATGCTTACGGTATTGATGAACAAGCTGAGGCGGAAGCACTACGGCTTAAGTCCGCGTGGGAGGCACATCCAGATCACACGATCACAAAAGCGTTGGTTGCCGAGCGTGCAATCTTCTTCGTTCTTTTACCATTCTTTCGCTTTAATGGTGACGCTGGCATGAGAACAGTTTCCGCTGATATTAGCCGTGATGAACAAATCCATGTGGCTACCAATAGTCTGGTTCATACTGAGCTGGGGTACAACATCAGTCCTTCTCTTGATAAGCTCAGGAAGGCAACTATCCATTGGGTAATGCAACCTTTGGGTAATCACTCCGACAAGTATTTGAACAAAAAATTTTGGCTGGAGTCTAGTGACCGGTTGATGTATGAGGGTAAAGCACCTCAATTAGCAGAGACCAAGGCTGGTCGGATGCCAGCGTTCTTTGAGCATAGTAATGTCAACCTCCCGCAATACGCTTAACTTTAATTCAATAGATAAGATGGTAGCTCGTGTCGTTGCGGCGTTCCCATCAGAACCAATCAAACCATCTGATTGTCCCAACGACATTTACTACAAAGCCGGTCAGGCAAGTGTAGTTACCTTTTTACTTTCACTATTAGAAGAAGAAGATGTGCGCTAGCATTGCAAGTTTACTTGGGTTTAATACAAAGGCTCCTGACCCAACGCCATTACCTCCTATTCAAAAATCAGCTCCGGAGGCACCCAAACCACCACCACCCCCTAAGCCTTTGCAGGCAATGACTGATAAACCGAAGGTTGATTATATGAAGAAGTCTTCTGACTCAAAGGCAAAACGTGTTGGAGCAAGTGACCTTCGTATTCCTTTGAACCAACAGCAATCTAATGCTGGTTCTGGAGGTCTAAATGTCTAAGGCAAAAGAACGGTATGACTTTCTGTCTAAAGATCGAGCACAGTTCCTTGATCGTGCAGTGGAGTGTTCCGAACTTACTTTGCCTCACCTCATCACTGACGACTTGAATGTCCGTCAGAACCATAAGAAACTCAAGACACCTTGGCAGTCTGTTGGGGCTAAGTCAGTTGTGACGTTAGCTGCAAAGCTAATGCTTGCACTACTCCCTCCGCAGACCACCTTCTTCAAGCTTCAAGTCAGAGATGACAAGCTTGGTGAAGAGCTGCCACCAGAGGTTCGCAGTGAACTTGACCTGTCTTTTTCCAAGATGGAAAGAATGGTCATGGACAAGATCGCTGCATCCAGTGATCGTGTTGTCGTGCATCAAGCACTGAAGCATCTGATTGTTGGTGGTAACTCACTGGTGTTCATGGGTAAGGATGGTCTTAAGAACTTCCCGTTGAACCGTTTCGTCGTTAGTCGTGATGGCAATGGTTATGTATGTGAGATCGTTACCAAGGAACTGATCAGTCGTAAGCTGCTTAACCTTGATCCTGAGCCTGATCCACAGACAGTGACAGGCAGAGATGGTGGAGATGATGCTGAGGTTTATACGTATGTACGACGTGAAGACAATGGCTCTTGGGTATGGCATCAAGAGGTAGAGGGAGGCATCATTGCTGGATCACGGAGTACCGCTCCTGCTGAAGCAAGCCCATGGTTGGTACTCCGGTTCAACTCTGTTGATGGTGAGGACTATGGCCGTGGTCGTGTGGAAGAGTTCTTGGGTGACCTGCGTTCTCTAGAAGCATTAAGCCAGGCACTGATTGAAGGCTCTGCTGCTGCTGCAAAGGTGGTGTTCCTTGTGAACCCTGCTGCTAGCACCAAGCCACAGACCATTGCTAAAGCAGGCAACGGTGCAATTGTTCAAGGCAGGCCAGAAGACGTGAGTGTGGTGCAAGTTGGCAAGACAGCTGACTTCTCTACTGCATCACAGATGGCACAGCAGATTGAACGTCGCATTGGTGAAGCTTTCTTGCTACTCAATATTCGTCAGTCTGAAAGAACTACTGCTGAAGAAGTCAGGTTGACTCAGCTTGAACTGGAGCAACAACTTGGTGGCCTCTTTAGTTTGCTTACCATTGAGTTCCTCAAGCCTTACTTGGCTAGGACGCTGATGGTTATGCAACGTAGTGGTCAGCTACCAAAGATTCCAAAAGACTATGTACAGCCACAGATCGTGGCTGGGGTTAATGCTTTGGGTCGCGGTCAAGACCGTGAAAGTCTGACTGCGTTTATTGGAACCATTGCACAGACCCTTGGTCCTGAAGCACTAGTTAAATACATTGACGCTAGTGAAGCAATCAAACGTCTAGCTGCTGCACAAGGTATTGACGTACTCAACCTTGTTAAAACTCCTCAACAGATGCAGCAAGATATGCAGCAACAACAGGCGATGGCTACACAACAATCAATTGTTGGACAAGCCGGCCAGATGATGTCTGCACCTCTGATGGATCCTTCTAAGAATCCTGATGCTGCAGAGCTAGCACAACAAATCACCCAACAACAACCAACAGATGGCTGAAACCCTTACATTTGATAACACTACAGATCCTAGTATTCTCACTGCTGAAGAGCAAGAGTCTCTAGAGATTGGGGAAAAGCTGAGTGCTGAACACGAACAGTTGCTCGCTGGTAAATATAAAAACGTTGAAGAGCTTGAGAAAGGTTACCTTGAAGCTCAAAAGCAACTAGGTAAAGGTAGCGATGAGGAAGAGGCAGAAGTAGAAGAAGAAACTCAGGAGTACGAACCTACTGAAACTACTGAGTTGATTTCTGAAGCTTCCGCTGAATGGTATGAGTCCGGTGAACTGAGCCAGGAAACCATTGATAAGTTTGCCGCAATGGATAGCACTGACCTTGTCAATGCATACCTTGAGATGCAGGCTTCTGCACCTCAAGCGGCAGAAACTCCTGATCTTTCACAGGCTGATGTAGACAGTCTTTTTGCAGAATTTGGTGGCCAAGCCCAGTATGAAGAGCTCACTGACTGGGCTGCTCAATCTCTATCTGATGGAGAAGCTGAGGCTTTCAATCAAGTGATTGACACCGGTTCAATTGAGCAAATCAAATTAATGATGGCTGGTCTACAGGCACGGTACACAACCGAAAATGGATACGAAGGAGTACAGCTGCAAGGCAAGCCACCGTCTAATAGCCGTGATGTATTCCGTAGTCAGCAAGAGGTTGTTGATGCAATCTCTAATCCTCGGTACGACCGAGATGAGGCATACCGTTTGGATGTCCTTGAAAAACTTGAACGTTCTGACGTGAGTTTCTAATGACAACAGTTATTGAAGACGGCGGACGTACAAACATTTACGCAACTGAACCACCTATGACACTAATGGAAGTAACTGAAACTCACAACGAAAGGGCTGAAAAACTCAATGGACGCCTTGCAATGATGGGCGTCATTGCTGCACTTGGTGCATACGCATTGACTGGTCAAATTATCCCTGGTATTTGGTAATGACTGTACGACCCTACGAACAAGCTCAACGTCCTGTTGAACCTAAGGTTGCTAAGAAAGCACCTGCTAAAAAGAAAGCTATTGAAAGTGACAACATGTATGTCACCTCATTGTCTCCTGCACAGGAATAAAACTAATGAGCCTCTACGAAAATATTAACAAGCGCAAGAGGGCTGGGACTTCTCGGCCCAAATCAAAATCAACTGTCAGCCCTCCAGCATACGCAAACATGAAGGCTGGCTTCCCTAAGAAATCTAAACCCAAAAAAAAGTAACACACACATGAAATCTATTATCGCTTCTGGTCTCCTCCTCGGCATGGCACACGGTGCTGCTATTGCTGGTCCTTATGTGAACGTGGAAAATAACGCAGGCTTTACTGGCACGGACTTCAATGGTCATCAAACTGATTTCCATGTTGGTTATGAAGCTGGCAATGAAGTTGGGTCCTGGGGTGTCCAAGGTGGACCTTCAGTTGTCTCCCCTGATAACGAAGAAAGTGACACAATTTTGACAGGCAAAGTCTTTGGTTCTGCCAGTATTACTGAAAAGCTTGGCGTCTATGGCGAGCTGTCTGCAGCCTTTGACGATGTCAACTCCTACGGTACCAAAGCAGGTATTAAATACTCCTTCTGATTTACACCAAGTCCTCCACTGGACGTGAGCCTTGGGAGGATTCATTAAAGTGCTCAAATACATACCCTCGTAAACAACAACTCCGCACTTTTAATGACCGCTGTATTACAACAACAACAGAGGTCTGCCTGGGATGAGTTTTGCTCCTGGGTAACCTCTACTAACAACCGAATTTATGTTGGCTGGTTCGGAATCCTTATGATTCCGTGTTTACTGGCCGCAACTACTTGCTTTATTACTGCATTTATTGCAGCTCCACCCGTAGACATTGATGGAATCCGCGAACCCGTATCAGGCTCCCTCCTCTATGGAAACAACATCATTTCAGGAGCCGTCGTTCCGAGCAGCAACGCCATCGGACTACACCTCTACCCAATTTGGGAAGCTAATACACTTGATGAATGGCTATATAACGGCGGACCATACCAGCTCGTCGTTTTCCACTTCCTCATTGGTATCTTTTCTTACATGGGACGAGAGTGGGAACTTAGTTATCGACTAGGCATGAGGCCTTGGATCTTTGTTGCGTACTCTGCTCCTGTGGCTGCAGCTGCTGCAGTCTTCTTGGTCTACCCATTCGGCCAAGGTTCTTTTTCTGATGGCATGCCTCTTGGCATTTCCGGTACATTCAACTTCATGCTTGTCTTCCAAGCTGAACACAATATTCTTATGCATCCTTTCCATATGCTTGGTGTTGCCGGCGTATTTGGTGGGTCTTTGTTCTCAGCAATGCATGGAAGTCTTGTCACGAGTTCTCTCGTGCGTGAAACAACTGAAAACGAATCTCAAAATTATGGTTACAAATTTGGTCAAGAGGAAGAGACTTACAACATTGTTGCTGCTCACGGCTATTTTGGTAGGCTTATCTTTCAATACGCCAGCTTCAATAATAGCCGTAGCCTTCACTTCTTTCTTGCTGCTTGGCCTATTGTCGGCATATGGTTCACGTCACTCGGCGTGAGTACAATGGCCTTCAACCTCAATGGGTTTAACTTTAATCAATCCATTATTGCAAACAATGGTCAGGTAGTTAATACCTGGGCTGACATACTTAACCGTGCAAACCTCGGCTTTGAGGTGATGCACGAGCGTAATGCACATAACTTCCCGCTTGATCTGGCTGCTGCTGAGACTACTCCTGTAGCTCTGACAGCTCCAGCAATCGGTTGATTATTATTCGTACGTTCATCTTATGTTTGACATTCAAGTAGATGATGGTGGCGCTCGTATTATTAGAGACGCCCTAAGATTATATAAACAAAGATGGTCTGGTGGTCATCCACAAGATCAAAAAGATATTGAGTTCTTAGAAACACAGTTTACCAAAATGGTACTTGAAGCGACATTAGACGCATGACTTCCTAAGCATGGAACGGGGCTTAGGTGTATCTTGTACGAACTATGTCTATCAATCTTATTCGTTTCCTTGAAGCACAGCGCCGGCGTGCTGAGCGTTATCGTGTAGATGCGCTCCGCTATCGCGGTGTGGCTTATAAGAAGTAATCTGGTGACTTGGGAGGGGTTCGATTCCCCTCCTTACTTATTGGCTTTGGCCCTCTACGGAGGATACCCTTAGCCGTCTAGACGGTGGGAATAGACCACAAAAATTTTTTCAAGATCTTGATTCGGTTCATATTTTTATTTCTTTTATTTTTTAACAATGACTAATGTCAATCAGGTAAGTTTAGGCCGCCAAAATTTTGAGGCGGACACTGCGAACAACCCTAAAAATGACCGCGACCTTTACCTTAAGCTATTTTCTGGTGAGGTTTTCAAAGGTTTCCAACATAACACTATCGCTCGTGACCTTGTCATGAAGCGTACGCTGAAGAACGGTAGGTCTCTTCAGTTCATCTACACCGGTCGTACCAAGGCTTCCTATCACACCCCTGGTACTCCGATCCTGGGTAACTCTGACAAAGCTCCTCCGGTAGCTGAGAAGACCATCACGGTTGATGACCTGCTGGTCAGCTCTGCGTTCCTGTATGAGCTCGATGAAACCCTTGCTCATTACGAATTGCGTGGTGAGATCTCTCGCAAGATTGGCTACGCACTGGCTGAGACCTATGACCGGAAGATCTTCCGTTCGATTACCCGTGGTGCTCGTGCTGCTAGCCCCATCAGTGCTACTAACTATGCAGAGCCTGGTGGTACTCAAATCCGAGTAGGTTCTTCTGCAAACCTTTCAGATGCATATAATGCTGACAATCTGATCACAGCTTTCTACGATGCAGCGGCTGCTTTGGATGAAAAGGGTGTCAGTACTGACGGTCGTGCGGCTGTCCTGAACCCTCGTCAGTACTACGAACTGATCCAAAAGGTTGGCGACGGTGGTCTTGTAAACCGTGACGTGCAGGGTACCGCTCTGCAGTCTGGTAAAGGCATCATTGAGATTGCTGGTATCCAGATTTATAAGTCAATGAACATTCCGTTCCTTGGCAACTTTGGTACTGCTTACGGTGGTACTACTGACCAAACCTCTCCTGGCAATCTTGGTAATTTTATCGGTAATGCCATGGAAGATGACACTGCTGTGGATGGTACTGACTATGGCTCCCGTAACAACTACGGTTTGGAAGCAAAGTTTGACCATTCCTGCGGTCTGATCTTCCAGAAGGAAGCTGCAGGTTGTGTTGAAGCTATCGGTCCTCAGGTCCAAGTGACTTCTAACGACACTTCCGTGATGTATCAGGGTGACCTGATCGTTGGACGTCTGGCCATGGGTGCTGACTATCTGAACCCTGCTGCCTGCGTTGAGCTTATTGCTGGTGCTGCTACCGGCGATTCTGGAGAAAATACCGACGGTTGGTAATTTTATTTTTATGTTTTCTATGGGGACTCTTCGGAGTCCCTTTTTTTTATTCATATGCCTGCTCCTACAACTATTGATCTCGATACCGAACTATCCGCAGTAAATTCAATTTTGGGGAGCATTGGTCAATCCCCAGTTACTACTCTTGGTGCAAACCTGGAGATTCAAGCGGAGACCGAATTTAATGTAGTTGCTCAGACTGCAACTGGTGATGATGCAACTACAGCTTTTACTCTTTATGATGGATATCATTCAACTGATGTTCTCACTGTAACCGTTGCAGGTAGCGCGAACACTGCTTACAGCATCTCTGGAACTACTCTTACGTTTGACACTGCTCCAGGAGATGGGGAAGCAATTAGTATTTCATTTACCAAAACAACGTTTGCAATTGGTTTTTCATATGACTCACCATCACAGATCTCTGTAACTGTAAACGGTGTACTAGCTACTGACTATGTAGTTAGTTCAGGGAACGTTGTATTTGGTACAGCACCTGCCAGCAATGCAAAGGTCTTATTTACAAAGAGAGTTGAGACCTACAACACTTTAGCTAATCCAGAGGTTGCATTCATTCTGCAACTTCTTAAGGAAACAAACATTGAAGTACAGAGTGAAGGTTGGGTCTTCAATACTGAATCCCACGTTGAGTTCTCTCCTAGTGGTAACAAGATCCCTATCCCTTCTAACGTACTACGTCTAGATGTACATGATGATTTCCATGTACGTACTACTAATGTAGTTAAGCGTGGAGGTTACCTGTACGACAAGATCAAACACAGTGACCAATTCACTGACAAGGTAAGTTGTGATGTTGTCTACCTTTGGCCATTTGAGGATCTGCCTCAACCATTCAAACGTTACATCGTACAGAAGGCCTCTGTAAGAGCTGCTACACAGCTTGTTTCTAACCCTACGTTGGTTCAGTTACTTCAGCAACAGGAAGCTTATACAAGGGCTATCTGCATGGAGTATGAATGTAATCAAGGTGACCATAATTATATGGGTCTGGGTGATGACACTTCATATCAAACATATCTTCCATATCTTGGACTTCGTCGCTAATGACTGCAATTACACAGAGAATCCCTGACTTCTTCGGTGGCATTAACGAAGCTCCGGATCAATACAAAGGTCAGGGTCAAGTACGAGATGCTGTTAACTGCATCCCAGACCTAACCAGAGGTCTGTATAAAAGACCTGGTTCTAAAAGAGTTGGCGCACCTAAAGTTTACGATAGTAATAACCAGCTGGTTTCAGGTACTGACTATGAACCGTTGGTGGGAGCCACTTCCTCTAAGCATTGGTTTCATTACTACCGTGACGAAACTGAAGGCAGTTACATCGGCCAAGTACAGTCTGATGGCAGTGTCAATATGTGGAGCTGTGAAAGTGGAGAAGCAATCGATGTTACGTACGAAACCAACCAAGAGACTGACTTAAAAGCTTACTTGTCTGATGGCAACCCTGATACTGGTGACCTTCAATTCACGACCATTAATGACTCTACGTTTGTTTGCAACCGCAAGACAACTGTAGAAATGCACCCAACCTCTGCTCACAAAACAGCAGAGAATCCCCACCCCTACGTTGCTTTTGTTGAAGTTAAACAGGTTGTTAATGGACGTCAGTATGCATTAAACATTCACGATCCAGACAATACAAATACCACTACAATTAGCAGTGCTACCCGTATTAGCACAAGCCCCGCTGGTGAGGGGTATGATACATATAGTGGTGACAAAGGACACTGTCCGCTTATTGGCACGAAAGTATATTCAGTTAACTCCGGCAGCAACAAGACAAATCTTATATTCAGGCTTACTGTTACTGGTCAGCAAGGACCTAAGGCCGGTAAAGATTTACAAGACGGGGCTGAAGACTACACATGCAAATATAAAGCTGAATTAGACCTCCTACATGGTGGTGAAGGATGGCAAGCTGATGACACTGTTAGTGTTACTTTGTCAGGCAAGTCCTATACAATTACTGTAGATGACGCTGAAACATCAACTATCAAAGCTTCTTTAGGTGCAATACGTCCAGCACCTACTCCATTTGACCAACAGACTTCAGTAAGTGTTGACACTATATTGGGTGGTATTCAAGCTGATTTGCCAGCCAACATTAACTCCGAAATCATTGGCAACGGACTTTACCTCTATAGCGGTGACCATAACGATGAAAATGTTGTCGCTCAAAACTTTACTGTTACTACACCTAACACTGACCTCCTAACTGTTGTCACCTCTTCAACAAATGATGTAACGAATCTGCCTTTTCAATCCAAGAATGGTTACATTCTAAAGGTGGCAAATACTTCTTCTAATGAAGATGATTACTACCTAAAGTTTGAAGGTGATCAAGGAGTAGATGGACCTGGTAGTTGGTCTGAATGTGCACAGCCTGGTATTAAAAAGAAGTTAAAGGAAACCACTATGCCGGTTGTTATTCAACGTACGGCAAATGGTGAGTTTAAAGTAAAGCACTTTGATTACAAAGATCGAGAAGTTGGTGATGAAAACACTAACCCGGATCCCAGCTTTGTAGGTGCAAAAATCAATAAGGTCCTGTTCTTTAGGAATCGCCTTGTCTTCCTCAGCGGTGACAATGTCGTACTTTCACGTCCCGGAGCTCTCGGTAACTTCTTTGTTAAAACAGCACTCACTGTTGCTGCTGATGATCCTATTGACATCTCATGTAGCTCTACCTACCCATCTGAATTGTTTGATGGTCTAGAACAGAACACTGGTCTGATTGTCTTTGCTAAGAACCAACAGTTCTTGCTTGCAACTGACAGTGACATTCTTCAACCTGAGTCAGCTAAGTTAGCCAGCATTGCTACTTATAACTACAACGCAAAGATGGTACCCATTTCAATGGGTACGATTGCTGGTTTTGTAGACAACGCAGGTGCATTCTCACGCTTCTTTGCTATGGCAAATGTAGCTCGTGAAGGAGAGCCACAGGTTGTTGAGTTAAGCAAGGTGATATCCCGTAAGCTTAATAACGATCTAGACCTTATCGCCAACTCTCGTGAGAACAGCTTTGTTTTCCTTGGTAAAAGGGATAGCAACGAAGTCTTTGGGTATAAGTATTTCGGTACTGTTGAACGTCAGCTGCAATCTGCATGGTTCAGATGGAAGCACACAAGAGCTATCAAGTATCACTGTGTAACTGATGACACCTACTTTTTTGTAGACGATCAAGACTTCTTGCAGAAGATTGATTTGATACGTGATGATGCACTTGGCTTTACTGAAAATGATGATACGTACTTAGTGCATCTTGATAACTACTCACCAGCCACTGGTGGTACTTATGACTCGTCAACAAATAAAACAACCTTTACTCTTAGTTGGCTGGCTGACATTGATGACAAAAAACCTAGCCTAACGGCTGTTAAAGGAGGTACAGATGGAACAATTATCACTGGAATTGATGTACCTAATTCTGGTACTGATGTCACTGTTCCTGGTAAATGGAACAATATTGAGCTTAACTTTGGTTATGACTACACGATGCAGGTTGACCTACCTAGGTTCTTTGTACAGACAAAGGCTGGGAATGTAACTGTCAATGAGCAGCGTGGTTCCTTAACTGTCCACCGCGTCAATCTAATCTTCAGCCGTATTGGTGTATATGAGACTGAGCTAACCCGTGTTGGCAAACCGAACTTCTCTCAACAGTTTTCATCTACAACCTTTGATAGTTATCAAGCTGGTGATGTTCGCATTGAAGATACTTATGCAGCATATGTACCGGTTTACGAAAAGAGTGATAACTTTACCTTATCAGTCAAATCTACTTCTCCACTCCCAGCAACACTTACTTCTTTGACTTGGGAGGGTGACTACAACCCAAGTTACTACAAGCGTGTCTAAGTACATCTATCCACTCACTAAAGAAATTGCTGTTGAAATAGCCTCTAATTTGCGTCCAGAGGACCTTAGAGAAGTCAGGGAGGGTCATGGTCACAACCCGTACTACTCCCTGCTTCTAGGGGCTCACAGCGGCTACTCAGGGGCTTGGCTGACTCCAGACAACAAATGGGGAGCAGCTTTTGGTATTGGTCCCGAGAACGGGATCTGGATGCTATGCACTCCTGAGATACATAAGTATCCGAAGTCGTTTGCACGTAAGTGTAAAAGATTTATTGACAGTAGACAAGAAAAGATGCTGTGGAACATTTGCGATAAGCGCAACACGGTCCATCTAAAGCTTCTTAAATTCCTTGGTTTTAAGTTTTTGCGAGAAGTGCAATACGGACCAAACAATGTAACCTTTATTGAATTTTGCCGTGTGCGAACCGACAACAATACTAACAGGGGTCTCAGCTGCAGCTAGTGCAGGTGGACAACTGGCAGGAGCCTCTGCTGAAAATAGGGCTAAAGCTAATAACTACAAACGTCAGCTCGCCATTCGTGAAATTGAATGGGATAGATCAAGAGCTGAATATGCAACCAATGCAACCCGTGCTGAAGAGCAACTGGATGAAAACTTCCTTGCTGCAAGTCGTGGTTATGGTGCAGAGCAACAACAACTTAATGCGCTATATGATCAAGCGTCTGTGTCCTTGCAGAATGACTTTATCAAGCTTGCAGAAAAAGGTAATTACTTTGGAACTGGTAGAACAGCTGACCGACTAGCTGCAAGAGGTATGGCTGAATTTGGTAGATCACAGGCTTTGATTGCTTCAAACCTTGTTAGGGGTGCAGACTCTTATCGGAACGATGTTGCCAACATCAGAAACAGACTTAAGGCAGCTAATCGTAAAACACTTGCTCCTGTTCAATTCCAACCTATACCTGGGCTACCGCCAGTTAAACCTGATATGGACATGACTGGAGCATTATTGGGTGCAGCTGGAACATTGATTGGTGGCGGTGTTGATACTTATAACCAAGGTAAAAAAATGAACGTTTGGGGTTAACAATGGCACAATATCAATCATTTGTAAAAGAAGAGGGTTTCGCCCCTGTTGATGTCCCTGACGTCACCCCTTATATTAATAGAAACTTAGAAGCATTACGTAGGTCTGAACAACAAAATGCTCAAGATCTTTATACCCGTGACAAGAGTCGTGCTGATAAATTAGCCAAATCTTTTCAAAGTATTTCACAGATCAGTGACAAGCTTGGTAAGTTCCTTGAGGAACGTGAGCTTGAGTATCGAGAAAAAGAAACAGCTAAAATCAAAGCCGAGGAGTATCAGAAATACCTGAGAAATCCAGAAGCATATGTTGACTCTTTGTTTAACTCTAAGATTGAAGAGGTCCGTGAGTTAAATAAAGAAACTGAAGCACTTGGTGCTAAAGCATATGAGCAGACAGGGAATCACGAGGTTGCCTCACAAATTCGGGACTTGTCGGGTTGGCGTGCAATTCGTACTGCAAAAATTCAACTTGCTTTAGCTAACCAGTTTTATGAATCTTGGCTGCCTAAACAGCTTCAAGGTGTAGAAATTACAGATCAGGCATCCCGTGCTGCAGCTATTGAGACGGCTCGTGAAAAGTTCGTAAAAACCTTTGAGTTGAACGGCTTTGGTGATGACATGCTTGCCTCTGAGCTGTATCCAGGCACGATGAAAACTCATGCCAAGTTGATGAAAGAGGGTGCTGCATTAGACCTTCAAAACGACAACTACGTAGAAGTTGCAGAGATCACTGCTTTGTTTGAAAACGAAAAAGATTTTGCAAGTTTTGTAGGATCGCTTTCTGTAACTTATGACGAGAATGGTCAGGTATTAGGTAGAAAGCGTGGGTTTGAAAAAGCCGTCGGTCATCTTAAAAAGATGATGGATGCTGGCAGGTTAAGCATTGATGATCTTGATGCTATTGAAGCTCAAAAGATGCCAGGTATGGGTGGTAAGACCTACGGTGAAATGAAGCCTACGGACTTTGAAAACCTTAAGCAAGAGCAAGCTGCTGAAGAGCGCGCTAACAACGAAGCAAGACGTAAAAATAGGCTTGAAGAAACCAAAGTGATGGTTGATGAATACATCGCAAAGGTTACAGATGGTCTGACACCTACTAAGGCTGACATTGAAGCCATGCAATCGCAAATTCGTCAGACTACTGGTCAAGAAGATCCACGTCTAAGCGCACTTCTTAAAGACACTGCTTCTGCGCGTGTCGAGCGTGAAACTGATGCAATGTTTGAGAATCTCTACCTCTCTGGTCAGCTGACACCTGAAGCCGTTATGAGGATTCCTAGCTTAAAGATTCGTCAAAAGTGGCTGAAGCTTGCAACTGATCAAGCTTCTATGAGATCTGGTAAAACAAAAACTCACCACAAGGCTCTTGAAGAACTTGTTAAGGCAACACCGGGTCTGAAGGCTACACCTGATGGTGTACGTGGTCAGGCTAGTGTCAATATCATTGGCAATCTGCAGGGTGAATATGATCGCCGTGTTGCTGAACTTATTAACAGCGCAGGACCTGATGCTAACCCTGATCAAATTGCTAATCAGGCACAAGCCGAAACAGTGCAGCTCTATAACGATGCACAGAACCCAGGGTCTACTAGTATCTATAACTTCAATACTAGAGACGGTAAGTTCTCTAACTACATTTCTGGTCAGCAGGAACTAGCTTCACAAGAAAACAAAATTTCTGCACGCAGCCGTCAAACTAATACTACTTACTTACTTCAAACCATGGGTGAACGCATTCTTGATTCACCAGGTGCGATTTTAACTAGGGCTGAGTTTGAACAGATGGATAAAGATATTGCTAGAAACGGATTTAAGATGCCTGGCATTATTAATTACGTTGCTAGCCAGACTGGATATACACCTTTAGAAGTTATTAAACGAGCAAGGAAAGCAATGGATTTACCTCCAATGCCAGAACCACCCTCATTGCAATATGTAGATAATAACCTTTCTCCACAAGCTAGGGCTTTGTTGTATAAGCATCAAACTCCTGAACGATCCATCCGTGGATTTGCTGAAACTAGAGAGTTTAATCCTGCTAATGTACCCGGTGGTTTTGGTTCAAAAATTAAAGAAGCAGCAGATGCAAATGGTATTCCACCAGCTCTGCTAACAGCTCTATTAGAACAAGAAAGCGGGTTCCGTGTTGATGTAATTACTGGTAAAACACTTAGTAGTGCTGGAGCAATTGGTATTGCACAGTTCATGCCTGGTACTGCTAGACAGATGGGTGTAGACCCATTGAACACTGATTCAGCTATTGATGGTGCAGCACGTTATCTGCGGCATCTAATGGATAGTTATAACTTTGATCTGCGGACTGCTATCTATGCATACAATGCTGGACCAGGAACAGTGCAAAAATACGGAGTTGGCGCTACTGATGAAAATAAAAACTACTACCCTTCTATTATCAAACGTGCTGTTAAGTACGGATATGGTCAAGCATCACTCAATGATCCTGAAATACTAAGACCTTCATTTGCAAGTAACTAATGAGCCAATTTGATGAGTACATGAGTGCTCAGGTTGGTGGTGTAGACGAAGAAAGGTTAAAGCAAGTTCTACAAGGAATACAAGCTTCAATTGCAGAACCTGAACCTGTTGAGCAAGAACCGGAGCAACCTCAAGGGGATGCTCCCGCTCCTTCTACACCAAAGCCTGATGCCGCTGCTGAGGCAGCACCTAAAGAGGATGAAGGACAGCAAGATCAAAGTATGCCTTGGCAAGAGGGGTACGATCTTGGAGACGCTGCACGTACAACCACGGAAGCAGTTCTTTCAATACCTACATCCGTTATTGATTTTGGTGTTGACACTGTTAACATCATTCCTGGGGTTAATGTTCCCAAGATTCCTAAATTTAATGATAGAGGCATTCAAGCATTACGTGAAATCTCCTCTATTGTTTTACCTACTATTCTGCTTACAAAAGGGGTTGGACTCTTAGGTAAAGCTGGACATGCTGCTACAGCTACAAAAGCTGCTGCTGGCAGTAAAAAAGCACAAGCATTACAAAAACTTGGTAATGATAAGTTCTTTCAGTTCTTCGCTAACTCAGGTGCTGCTGCTGGATCTGGCGCTTTGGTTGACACTATTGTGGAAACCCAAGGTGAAGATGCTAACCTACAAGCCTCTCTACGTGACTTACTAAGTACACCTGAAAATGAAAACTTGTTTGGTGTATTCCCACATGACTGGGCTACACTAGATGATGATCATCCTGATGTTGTTCGGTCTAAAAACCGCAATGAAGGTATTGGCCTTGGTCTTTTTAGTGATGTACTTCTTGGTGCTGCAAAGTTTTTACGTGGCCGTAAAGGCCTAAAAGACGCTACGCGGTGGGTTCCAGAAGACGAGCTATCAAAGAACTATTTTGAAAAGAACTTAGAATTAGACACGCTTTCTGAAGATCCTGTTGAAGATGCCGTTCTTAAGTCTGTAGCTAAACGATCTACAGCTCTTGATGAATTAGGTAGTTATAACTTTGCTAATAACTACGACATTGAAAACCCGACTCCACAAAAAGGAGTCCATGATCTCTACGGCTACGAAGAAAGTGGTACACGTTCAGTAGATGATCTAGGAATTATTGACGCAAGTGTTCAGCTTGTACGTATCAATAAGAACCTGGATTCCAGTTATGGACGGTTAGGTAGTGTCATGACTGATGGTGCTTTGAAGTGGAGTACTAGTGGTGGTGAGAACGGATTCCAAATTCTTCGTGGGCTTAGTGAAGAACTGAAAAATGCCGGTAAATACGGATACAACACAGCTGATGGGTATATCTCATATAAACAGATTGATGAAGCAGGTGAAGCATTAGCTGCTGATCTTTACGGCAAGTCTGTTCCAGAGCTTAAACGTATCTTAGATAAATTTAAGACTGACCGCCTTGAAGGTGTTGATGTACTTAGTGGTGCTGCTTATCGCGGTGTTATGAAAACAATCAAGCGGTACATGGATGACTTTGCAAATATGGATCTAATGAAGGCACAAGCCTACGTTGATACATCCTTTGCAGGTCAGGTCTCTGACATGGCTGAAGGTATGCGTTTGATGGAAGATACCGGGGCTGTTGCTGCTGCACAGGAACAGATCTTGGATCGTCTTGCATATTTGATGGTTCAGAAGGCGCAGCGTAGTTACGTATCCGGTCGTGGCCTTGGTATTTTGAACATGGCCAAGCGTGCTGCTAAGCAACTTGGACCTAAAGGCACTAAGGATGCTGTTGAGTCAGCTCGTGAAGAAACACTTAAACGCTTTAACACAGTTACTGAAGAGACAAACGAAATCCTTTCCTCTCTACGTGCTGTGCAAAAGGAACGGCCTGAGATGCTTGGACCACTAATGCTTGCATATGAAGTCACTGATGGCAACGTACGCACCATTGGTTCATTGAATGAGTGGATACGCGAAAGCAGTGGAACCATCAGTAAAGCATTCATTGACAACAACCCCCAGATCCCTTCATTGGTGATGCAGGGTGTCTGGTCAAACATCTATAACTCTGTCCTTTCTGCAGTATCTACACCACTTAAAGCAGGAGCTAGTAACATTGCGCTTCTAGTTGAACGGCCACTTGCAACATTTGCAGGTGCATTATCAACAGGTGATACGCGGACGTTACGCCGTGGTTTCTACCAATATCAAGCTATGGCTGAAACAATTGGCCAGGCTGGTAAGTACATGGGTCAAGTATTCCGTCGTGCTTCACAGGATCCTAGTTCTGTTGATTGGTTGTACAAGAGTGACTTCCAACGTAAGAACGATGAAGCTCTGACTTTGTATAAGGCTTTTGCTGAAAGTGCTGAAGAAACCGGGAACCTCGGTCCAATGGTCATGTATCAGCATATTGAAGCTATGAATGACCTAGCTAATCATCCACTACTTAAGTTTGGTATGAATGCTATGGCTGCATTTGACGGGTTTACTAACTCCGTCATTGCAAACATTGAGGCACGTGGAGCTGCCTTTGACCGAGTTACCTTGAACGGTACTAAGGCATTAGATGAAGCTGGAGCACAGGCTATCCGAAAGGAAGTCTATGAAAAGATGTTCGATGAAACCGGCAAGGTTACTGACGAAGCAGTGTCCTTTGCTTCTAAAGAAATTGCCATGAACATGGACACACCAGCTGTCAATGCTCTTGGTGACATGTTGAGCAGAGCACCTGGTCTTAAGCCATTTTTGATGTTCCCTAAGACATCATTGAATGTTATGCGGTTTACTGACACGCATAGTCCATTCAGCATGTTTGTACGGGACTACAACAAAATTGCGTATAAGCCTCGTCATGCATTTACAAGAGAAGAGATCAGTGAAATCCTTCAGTCCAAAAATATTCCTGTAGACGAGTATGCCGACCAACGGTTTGACACGTTACGTGCAGAGATTCGTGGTCGTAAAGCAATTGGCACTCTTGCGGTGTTAGCTGCTGGAGCCATGTTTACTGCTGGCAGGTTGCGTGGTACTGGTCACTTTGACACACAAACCAATAGTGTCCGGCGTGAGGCTAACTTCAAGCCTAGGACTTATATGGGTCTTGACGGCAATTGGTACAGCTACGACAACCTTGGAGCTGTTACTGACTGGCTAGCTGTTACAGCAGACGTTATGGATAACTTCAGCTCACTTGATGGACATGACCTTGAGACAACCTTCAATCGTCTTGGTTTCCTGTTGAGTGCACATATGACTAGTAAGTCATTTATGTCTGGCCTTGAGCCTTTGTTTGACATCACAGCTGGTAACCCTGCAGCTACATCACGATGGGCTGCAAGCTTTGGTAGTTCTTCTATACCTCTTTCTGGTATGCGTAATGAACTGGCACGTTTAATTCATCCAGAACTACGTGTTGTTGAGCAAGATATTTACCACCTGATTGCTAACCGTAACCCTATTGCCAAAGGAGACCTTGCTGTCCAGTACAGCTGGATTACAGGTAAGAAGGTCAATGAACCTTCAAACTTCTTCCACCGTATTTGGAATGCTGTTAGTCCTTGGAAAGCATACGGAGGTCAAACTGATCTTGAACAGTTCTTGATTGACGTTGAGTTTGATTCACGACCTTCTATGCTTACTAATGGCCGTGGTGTTGAATATACACCTGCTCAACGTGCTGAGCTATACGAAATCATGGGTAAACAAGGTGAGTTTGCTCGTGACTTAAGACGTATTATGGATGACAATCAAGGTTTTGTTAAATCCTATAGGGAAGCACAGGCTGCTTCTAATGGAATTGTTGATCACCGTAAGTGGAACAACCTTCATGCACGTATTAACGCTGCACTTATGCAAGCACGTAAACGAGCTGAATCTCAACTTACTGATGCTGAGGAAATTCGTATGCAGCAATATCGTCAAGATGCTGTATCTGAGTTTTCTGAACGTGGAAATACCGACCAGATCAACAACGTATTAGGGATGTATAAGTAATGGCAACAACACAAAATACATATACAGGGAATAATAGCACTAGAGACTTTACCCTGACATTTCCATATTTAACTCCATCTGATGTACGTGTAAGTTTAGATGAGATTGGCACAACAGAGTTTGAATTGCATAACGCAACAACTGTTAGGTTTGACACAGCCCCTGGTGACAATGTTGCAATCCGTATCTACAGAGTTACTGACGATTCTAACAATAAGATTGTCTTTAGCTCTGGTAGTACAGTTAAAGCTGATGACCTAAATGATGCTGTCAACAGGAATTTATACATAGCTCAGGAAACTACAAACAACCTAAGTAATGTTACTGCGGGCGGTGTTTCAGATCTTTCGCTGACAACTTCAAAGCTTGCAGACAACGCTGTTGATACAAATAAGATTGCTAATAACGCAATTAACTCAGATAAGCTTGATACTGACGCTGTTATTACAAATAAGATCAGTGATGATGCAGTAGACGATACGAAGCTGTCTGATACAGGTGTTACAGCTGGAAGTTATACAAATACATCTATCACTGTAAATGCACAGGGTCGTATAACTTCAGCCTCTAGTGGAGATGGATTTACTGCTGGCATGATCATGATGTTCACAGGAAGCACAGCACCAAGCGGCTGGGTTTTTTGTGATGGTAATAACGGAGCACCGGATTTAAGAGATAAATTTATTGTTGGTGCGGATCCTAACAGTACTGATAATGCATATCCCGGTCTGGGAAGTGGTCAGACCGGTGGTAGTGCCAATGCTGTACTTATTGGTCACTCTCACGGGACATATGGAGATTACAAACATCCCGTAAGAAAGGGTTCGGATGCCATGTTTGATTCGACATCACAAACTTCTAATGCAAATGATGCTCATTATGATGCAGATTCACGAACTGAAGTAACAGGATTAGATGCTGATGGAAATACATCAACCACTCAAACAGGTACTAATGCAAACCTGCCACCTTATTACGCCCTAGCCTTTATCATGAAGACCTAAAATGGCAACAACTGAAAATTCGTACACAAAATCGAATAGCAACGGTCCATCCTTTTCATTTACATTTCCATATATAAAAGAATCTGACGTTAAAGTTTCAGTCACTCCATCTGGAACAGTTACCGTTCAAGATAAAACTCAAGGTGAGCACTACGAATTTGATACTGCTACTTCAATTCGGTTTATAAATAATGAGACAGTAAACCATATACCAAATAATGGTGATGTCATCAGGATTTACCGAAAAACAGACGTTGACTCTGGTCCGAGTAATAGTTTTTATACTGGTTCTTTTATTAGCGCCAGTAGTATTAACGATAACTTTGAGCAACTTGTTTTTCGCCAGCAAGAGTTAGACGATAACATTGTTGGTATACCAGGTGCTAACGCTACATTTGAGATTAATTCTGTAACCACTGGTGAACCCGGCAGTAGCGCCAGTGTAGAAAACGCTGGTAATGAAAATGAAGCGAGCCTTGATTTCACCATTCCCCGAGGGGATAAAGGTGATCAGGGTGATCAAGGTATTCCAGGTACTGCTGCCACTATTTCTGCAGTTACTGCCACTTCTTTAGATTCCGATGACGATCCCACTGTTACAAACACCGGTAATAGTACAAACGCTACATTTAATTTTGGTATCCCTAAAGGTGAAAAGGGTGACAAAGGTGACAAGGGTGATCAAGGCATCCAAGGCATCCAAGGCATCCAAGGAAATCAAGGTATCCAAGGGGATCAAGGTATTCAGGGTGTTAAAGGAGATACGGGAGATACAGGACCTCAGGGTCCAGCCGGAAGTGATGGTTCAGCAACCGTAAGCATTGGCAATACGACTACAGGTGAACCTGATGATGACGCAGATGTCACTAACAGCGGGTCTTCTACAGCAGCTGTTTTAAATTTCACCATTCCTAAAGGTGATACAGGTGCACAAGGTCCACAAGGTCCGCAAGGGACCCAAGGACAGCAGGGACCTCAGGGTGCAACTGGAGCACAAGGTGTTAAAGGAGATACTGGGGATACAGGTCCACAAGGTCCGCAAGGAGCTACAGGTGCACAAGGTGTTAAAGGAGATACTGGGGATACTGGTCCACAAGGTCCAGCTGGTGATACAGGAGCTACAGGTGCTACAGGTGCACAAGGTATTCAGGGTGTTAAAGGAGATACGGGAGATACTGGTCCACAAGGACCTGCAGGTGCTGACGGTGCTGACGGTGCTGACGGTGCTGACGGCGGTACAAATATTGTTGTTGACACCACACCTCAGTTAGGTGGTGACTTAGATGTCAACGGCAAATCTATACTCTCTGTCACAAATGGGGATGTTAATTTAGATCCACATGGTTCTGGTGTTGTTGTATTTAAAGGCAATACTACTAAAGGATCTGGGCAGTTCAAACTAAACTGTGAAAACAATAGCCACGGTATTACGATTAAAGGTCCTCCACATTCAGCTGAAGCTAGTTACACCCTGACGCTTCCTAATGATGATGGAGACGCGAATGAGTTCCTTCAAACTGATGGTAGTGGGAACCTTACTTGGGCGGCTGGAGGTGGTACTGCACTTAACGACCTTACTGACGCAAAAACTGATAACTCAGGAGAGGCCATTGGTATAGGTACTGGCGCACTGGCTGCTGATGATGGTAATAATCGTACAATTGCTATTGGCTTAAATGCTCTCAACGATCAAACCGAAGGCGAAAACAATGTAGCAATTGGTAGTTCAGCGTTATCCGTAATTACAACTACCGACGAAAATACTGCTGTTGGCATTGATGCTGGTAAAAATTGTGTTGGACTTAATAATACCTTTTACGGGTACAGAGCAGGGGAAGGTGCAGCTAACTCCACAACAGGACAACCAGCTAGCTACGATAATATTGCTATTGGATGGAAGCCATTAACTTCTGTTGACACTGGTTATCGTAATATAGCCATTGGAAGCAGAGCTCTTGAATCTTTAGTAGGAGGATCCCATAACACTGTAATTGGGTGGTATTCTGGAATGTCACTCACTAGTGCAATAGAAAATGTTTTTATTGGCTCTGAAATAGGATCAGCAGCAACAGGTAGTTATAATACCGTTATAGGAGACACTGCTGGAGGCGATCTTACAACAGGTGATGGCAACACTTGTATTGGCAACGGTAGTGGATGGCAAATCACCACAGGTAACAACAACGTCATTATTGGTTCAGGTGGAGGCGGACTTACAACTGGTAGTAATAATATAGTTATTGGTAGTTATGCAAATGTATCTGCTAGTAACACTAGTAATGAGGTAATTATTGGTGGTCCTCGTTCTGATAATCCTCCTACTAAGTTCAGCATTCCTGGACTTAACTTTGTTTTAAAGGACAGTGGTGCAAGCCTTACTGAAGGTCATGTACTAACTGTTGACGCTAATGGTGAAGCAGCGTTTGCCGCATCATCTGGTGGTGGGTTTACGCAAGCAAAAGCAACAGCTCTTTCTCTTATATTTTAATTAATTATGACAGCTCCAAATATAGCTGGGTTAGCAACCGTCACTGGTAAAACAGCAGCACTTGTTCTTGCTAACACCTTAACTACTGATGTACTTGCTAACGCCGCCAGCAGTAATAAAGTTTTTAAAATTAACTCTTTAATTGTTTCAAATGTTGATGGCAGTGCTGCAGCCGCAGTTTCCATAATGCTTCAAAGAGGTGGTCAAAGCACCTTCTACTTAGCTAGTGATATTGACGTACCTGCTGAAACTACTCTAATCGTAATCTCCAAAGATACTCAAATTTATTTAGAAGAAGATGACAAAATTAGAGCAGTTGCTAGTAATGGCAATGATCTTAACATAATATGTTCCTATGAAGAGATCAGCTAATGAGACAATATAACGGTAACTTTATTACTGCTACCAGAAATGCGCCAACGTCTTTAGTATCAAATGGTGTTTTTAATCTTCATTCTCAGCTAATTGATAAAAGCGGTGGCACTTGGCCAGGTGGTGATCCTGCTGATCTTGCCGGCGACCCTACCTCAGATTGGATGTCTTTTGGTTTGAGGTTTATCGGATTTTCTGGTTCATTAAACTATACAGGTGCTTATGACGTATCACAAGTTTCAATGCCTTCAGGTGCTAGTGGGAGTAAAAGTATTTTCATAGGACACAAGCAAACAATTCCAGGTCCTAACGGTATGTATCATGCAGATTGTCCTATTGCTGCTGTACAAATTTTAAACAGTTCACAAAATACTTTGCTGGAATCATGGGTATTTAATGAAGATGATGATAATGAAAATAGTTTTGCGGACAGTGGCGCCCGTGGTTGGACAAACGTAAATAACGGTTTGACAATTACTGGAACAGCATCTGGAGGATTTCCTGAATCGTTAACTACCTCTGATGGCCGTACGTTTGGACAAACAATTACAGATACTACCAGTCCAACAACTAGTACGTTTACACTTGCAACTACAACTGGTTCAAATTCAACCGGTGCACAGGATGGTATTGCAGATTCCTACATGACTACGTCTGATGGTGGGAGTGGGACAATCCTACCGCTTGGTGAAGGTCAAGTACCCCAAGCTTCTGGTAAATATTATCTTTACAGGGAGACTAGCGGTGCAGCCGCTAACACAGCAACTATGATGAAAAGCCCCGCTTATAACTTTTCTGGTGGTGAAAAGATACGTATCTGCCACTTAATACCTGGCAGCAGTACTTATCAAATGGACCCTGATAAATCTCTTTGGATCGGAGTTGCATAATGCTTTATTCATTTAATCAAGGTGAGCCACAAGAGCTACCGTTCAAAATTCAACTATCTAACGGTCAAATCCGTACTGATCCTTCATCATTTACAGATGAAGAGATTGCAGATGCTGGTTATGTATTTGCAGGATTTAAGCCGGAGCACAACACTGATACACAGAAAGCAACCTGGAATGGGTCTGAATGGGTTGTATCAGACAAAACTGCTGAGGAAATAAAAGCAGAACAAGACGTGTTGTGGAATAGGTCCCGATTTGAACGTGACGATAAGATCAACTCTTTTGAGTGGCGTATCTCACGATATTTAAGTGAAGTGCGACAAGGCATTAGTCCTACTACAGATGACATTGCCGAATTAGACGCCTATGTCCATGCACTACGTAACCTTACTAACCAGTCTGACCCTAACAACATCGTTTGGCCGACTGAGCCTGAATAAAAATCTACCTTTTAAATTACAATGATTACTATTATCCGTCCAATCCTGTTTCAGTTTATTCAGTCTGAAAAAGTTAAGCGTATGATTGTTGATCTTCTTCGTGCACTTGCTGAAAAGAGTGACAACCAAGTTGATGATCAAGCCGTTGATTTTATTGAACGCGGTCTTTTTGGTGAAGGCTGATGGATTTAGGAGAGCCACTAAACCTACCCTCTATAAGGCTCCCTGAACCCCTTCTTTTACCCCGTCCGGTACTGGAGGTACCACGAGCTGATTTGCCGTCTTACAAGCCGCTTGTGGTGCCTCCTAGTGACCTTAGACCGCCTCCGGGAGTCAAAGGTACAACTCAATCTGATAAACCCAAACCTAAACCACCTCCGGTTAAGTTGCCGGAAATTCCTAAAGACGTACGAGAGGTTGGTATTCCATTTACCGATGTAGACATACCTCTACCGTCTAATGAAATACTAATCACGGCTGGTACTACTGCCACCGTGTCTGTTGCAGCTACCCTTACAGCAACAGCTGTGTTCAAAAGAACTGTAACCGTATTGAAGCCCATCCTTAAACAAGCATGGACAAAGATAACAAAAAAGAAGGATTCATAAAATTCCTTGTCCTTGTGTGGTCAGCTGGATTACTTACAGCTAGTTACGCAGGATGGATGGAAAAAATGGACCCAACTTATGTGGCCTCAATCCTCAGTGGCACACTTGCAACTTTCTCAATTACCCGCGAAAAAAAGGAATGAAAAAACTCCTTTTGATGTTGCTGTTGGCTTTGCCTGCATCAGCACAAACTGTCACCCCTCAGTTTACCCAGGGGTCAATGCAGTCTACTACCACCACCACGACTGAGATTGAACGTACTATTGAAACTGAAGTCTATGGTGGTGATTATTCATCATGGAGTGGTTCAAACATTACACCCAGCGCAGATGTTGCTGGGAGCGGTACAACATTTTCCGTAACTACAGCTGGAGATCCTTGGTCATTAGAAATAACGACAAGGTCAGCAGGTGTAGTAGAAACAACAGACATTACAGAAAGCATAGACCAAACGTCTACTACTACTTCACTCTCTATCTTCTCGCAGTAACACCTGCATTTGCAGAACCTGAAGTACAAAATACATCAAACCCTGTAGCGGCTGCAACTGGCAATGTGACCAATCAGGCCGTGCAATTTCAGAACAATGGTGCACCAAGTAGACAAGTATTTGGTCCAAATAGTTCTTGTAATGGATCAACAATGACGTTTAGCCCATTTTATATGGGTAACGACACTATCCCACACGAATCTGATGGATATGTGCGTTCTAATAACTATGGTATGCAGCTCAATTTTATGATCCCATTGGATGGAGGAATGATTGAACAGTGCAAACAAATTGCTAGACGCCATGAACAAAAGATGCGCTTAAATTACGAGATGGTTCGTGCACTCAAATGTACTGAAATCATGTCGGCTGGCTTCACCTTTAGGCCAGGTAGTCGTGTTGAAGTCCTCTGTCACGACATAGTTCCAATCGTTTCAATTACAAATGCTAGAAGCAATAGTGACGCTAGCAATAGCAACAGTGACAGCAGGAGCAGCACTCAACAACCGACTACATCAACGAATCAATAACGTCCATGACCGCATTAGCGGTTTAGATCGTCGTATAGATGGGGTTGAACTGGGTGTTGCTCAAGATTATGTATCTAAAAGTGATCTAGCAACTATGGTCGCCCGCATGGAAGATCACATGGTACGTATTGAAAATAAACTTGATCAAATAGTTCTTAGGAATGGCTAAGAAAAAGGCAACAGAAGATCAGTTCAATGAACTGCATAATTTAATCACAACGGAGTTTCTTGCTCGGATTAAATCCGGTGAAGCAACAACTCAAGACCTAAAAGCAGCGTGTGACTGGCTGAAAACTAATGATATCAGTGGTGTGGCCTTTGAAGGCAATCCACTGTCAAAGTTAGCTGCAGTTATGCCTGAGGTCGATCCTGAAATGGTTCATCGGAGGCTGTATGGTAAAGCAGCGCTTTAGTGGACCTAAATACGCCAACGGGAACCATAAGTCCCAACAAAAAGCATATAACAGATCCCAGTACGGACGAAAGATCCGTGTTGCGGCTAATAAAGCAGATAGGAAAACTAAACGTAACGGCACAGGCTACAAGGGTGATGGCAAAGACAATGCTCACATCCCTAGAACTAATAGAACACGCCTGATGATTGCAAGTCGCAATCGTGGAACCGAACGAAGAAAGCCTAGATCTGCATGACCCCCTTGCTTCCAACTCCTGATCATTATCTTTACAACCTAATAACCATGACGTCTCCAGAAGCTAAGCGCCTTTGGAGGCGCAGCATCAAAGAGCACTTTGGATGCACATGTGTTTATTGCGGAAAAACTTATGAATTACACGAACTCACACTGGATCATGTTCATCCTCGCTGCCTTGGTGGGGAAGATATTACATCAAACGTTGTTCCAGCCTGTACCCCATGCAATCAGGACAAAGGAAGTACCCATTGGCGTTCATGGATGAGAGAACGCTTCGGACAAAATCTTCTTAGAGAAGGACTTATTTTATCACACATTAACTAATAATGGCACGAGAATCAGCATCAAAACGTAGAGAGCGTCTTCGCAAAATTCGTGAACAGCGATCAGCGCGTACAACAACTCCAAGACGCCAAACACGGCAATCAAAACGTAGAGAACTTCTTCGTAGTCTTCGCCGCCGTGGATCTGAAACGGCTGCAGCAAAGGAAAAGCGCCTTTTCCCTGAGACTGAAGCACAAGCACGTAAAAGGTTAGCTCAGGAAGACAAAGACAGGGCGCAATTGAAGAAAGACCGTGCACGCGGTGGCCTCGCTATCAAACAAGGTGGGGGTAGAACCGGTGCAGCCTATGTAGGTACTGGACGACCAACAACTAAGCCAAAAGCTGCTGGTACTAAACCAGTTCAAAGTAAAAAGCCTAAAACAGACAATCGGCCAACTACGGTCAAAGAAATTGAAGGTGTTAAGGCATTCATTGCAGCACATAAGGACAAAAAAGGTGCAATGCAAAATGCTGTCCGACAAGCACGTGCTCGTCTTGAACGCCTGAAGAAAAAACGGGCTAAGGAAGTAAAAGGTAATCGTCCAACCGCCGCATAACAAACCTGTCCACATAAGTATACGCCGCTCCGCAAGGGGCGGTTTTTTTTATGCCTCAACTCACTCCTCAAGAGTGGTCTAGGCAAGCTAATGAATTACAAAAACAAGCTGGTAGACCACTTGATAGAGCAACTTTAGAAAAAGAACTTGGTAAACCTTCCGGTAAAGTTACTAGGGGTCAAAGTTTAGAAAAAGGTGGTAGCTGGAAGCCACGAACAGGTGACCGTAGTGGTCAAAGTAATAGACGTGCGCGTGGTGAACGCATGTACACGACTGACGCAGCCAGAGCTAATGCTGCTCAGATCCGTGCACAAGCACGCGAGCAAAGCCAATCAACTGAACACAGATATGTGCACGGTGACAAACCATCTATTGGTGAACATGCAGAGGGCATTGCTTCTGGCGGTATAGGTGATGATCTTGACTCAGTTTCCGATCCCATTTTTAAAAACTTTAAGGATACTGTAGAAAGCAAAGTTCGTGCAACATATGGTGATAAATATGTCGTTGACATTAACGAAGTTACTGGATATTTACGTGTAATACCTCGTAAATACTACAACCAACACCAGCACCGTAGTAATCAACCAGGCTTTGATGTTGAGCCTGACATGGATATTGACCTTGTCGTCAGTGGACTTCCGTTTGTCGTTGCTCATGAATTAGGCATGACTAATACTAGGTTCCCTGTTTATCCGGCACAACCTAGTGTCCAATCAACAGCAGGTGGGGTTTCAATAAAATATAAACCCAACCCTCTACCCGGTTTTGATACCTCTGTACAACCAGGTGCAACTGTTACTGCTCCTTCAACTCCTTATACACCTCCTATGGTTATGGAGGCTAACGGGACTAATGGTTCAAACGGCACTAACGGTGAATATGATCTAGTTGAAACTACTGTTGATGATACCAAAGGTCCACCTTCAAATGGACATAGTGGCAACGGTAATGGTCAGGAAGGTTTTGTACAGATGGCCAAAATGCTTGAAATTGCACGGAATGCTCGTTTACTTTATCAAGCTGGTAAAGCTATCTACGTAGTTGTCGGTAAATAACACGTTGCTATTCCACCACAATACCTATACATATGCAAGATGTTTTAACCGCCTTACAGGACGATTTTAAGCTGTTTCTACAAGCACTGTGGAAGCAGCTTGATCTCCCAGAACCAACACGCGCTCAATATGCAATCGCAGACTATCTTCAGCATGGACCTAAACGTCTTCAGATTCAAGCTTTCCGTGGTGTTGGAAAATCATGGATTACTGGAGCCTTCGTTCTGTGGACGCTTTTCAATAACTCAGAAAAAAAGATCATGATTATTTCGGCCTCTAAAGAGAGAGCCGACAACATGTCCATCTTCCTACAAAAACTAATCATTGAAACACCATGGCTTTCTCATCTCAGACCCAAGTCGGACGATGCACGCTGGAGTCGCATCAGCTTCGACGTCCTTTGTTCTCCAAGCCAAGCGCCAAGCGTCAAGTCGGTGGGTATCACTGGTCAGCTCACCGGAAGCCGCGCAGATTTAATGATTCTCGACGACGTTGAAGTTCCTGGTAACTCAATGACTGAAATGATGCGTGAAAAGCTCCTGCAACTCTGTACAGAAGCTGAGTCTATCCTTACTCCTAAAGAAGACTCCCGCATCATGTACCTGGGTACTCCCCAGACTACTTTTACTATCTATAAGAAGCTCGCAGAACGCTCTTATAGGCCTCTTATTTGGCCTGCACGTGTCCCACGGTCAATGACTAATTACGAGGGTCTTATAGCCCCTCAGCTGCAAGAACAGATTGATAACGGTGCTCAGTCGTGGGATGTAACTGACCCAGATCGATTTAGTGATGAAGATCTTATCGAACGTGAAGCGTCTATGGGACGCTCAAATTTCATGCTTCAGTTCATGCTGGATACCAGCTTGTCTGACGCAGAGAAATTCCCCCTTAAAATGGCTGACCTTGTCGTCACCTCTGTTAATCCTAAGTCTGCTCCTGAATCAATCATCTGGTGCTCAGACCCACGAAACTGCCTCAAGGAATTACCGACTGTCGGATTACCTGGAGATTATTTCTACAGTCCAATGCAGCTCCAAGGAAACTGGGATCCTTACGACGACACAGTCTGCTCGGTTGACCCGTCGGGTCGTGGCTCAGATGAAACAGTCGCAGCTTATCTCTCGCAACGTAACGGTATCCTGTACTTGCACGAAATGCGTGCTTACAGAGACGGATACTCAGACAACACGCTCCTGGACATTCTAAAAGGCTGCAGAAAATACGACACCAAAACACTCCTTATTGAATCTAACTTTGGTGATGGTATCGTTGCTGAACTCTTTAAAAAACACCTTAAACAAACCAAACAAGCAATTAACGTTGAAGAAACACGAGCTAACGTACGTAAAGAAGACAGGATCATTGACACACTTGAGCCTGTACTTAATCAACACCGGCTTGTTATAGATAAATCAGTAATTGATTGGGACTATAAGTCTAACCCAGACACAGCACCTGAAAAAAGACTCCAATACATGCTCTTCTACCAAATGAGCCGCATGTGTCGTGAAAAAGGTGCAGTCAGACATGATGACCGTATTGATGCCTTGGCTCAAGGTGTTAAATACTTCACAGACATCCTCTCTATCTCAGCTCAAGAAGAAATCATTAACCGTAAACGTCAAGACTGGAATGATCTCATTGAACACTGGGAAGATGACCTCGATTGCTTCGCTGATCACCTCGTATTTAACATGAATATGGAACAAAGACAGCAGGCTAGAGGTAAAGACAACAACTCAGTCCCCACCTGGGTTTAACCCAAGCCCTGATGTATACAGGGAGAAGGGTGGACTCCCTGTAATGGGGACTTCGGTCCCCTTTACTGTTTCATGGATGAAACATGAAGCAGTAAGTACCACCTAAAACAAAGACAACATCTTATTGATTTCTCGAGTACTGGAACAAATTCTTTTTTATTTGTACTGGAACACAGTAATCAATTCTTGTAGTACCACCGTTAGTTAATGTATTCAGTAGAGCTAGTCCATGCTTCCCCCGATGGAGATAACCTAATCTCCTATATGGCTAGAGTGTCTAACCCTAATAATCAGAACAACACTGAGACCAGTGCAAGGCTGATTAAATATCTCATCAAACATAAACACTGGTCACCTTTTGAAATGGTGAACATGTGCGTAGAAATTACTACCACTCGTAGTATTGCAGCACAGATCCTCCGTCATCGTAGCTTTAGCTTCCAAGAGTTCTCACAGCGTTATGCTGGTGTAACTGAAATGCCGGATACACTTGCTGTACGTCGTCAAGACTTGACTAATAGACAGTCTAGTATTGATGATGTTAACCCTTATGTTGCTCAAGAGTTTCAAATTAAAGCTAAGCAAGTTTATGACATGTCTTATCATCTCTATAATGAGATGTTGAAGGCTGGTATTGCTAAAGAATGTGCTCGTGAGGTCTTACCTCTGTCAGCTCCGACTAAATTGTACATGAATGGTACTTTGAGGTCTTGGATTCATTATTGTGAGCTTCGTTGCAGCAATGGAACACAGCTTGAACACAGAATGATCGCTGATGAATGTAAAAAACTTATTTTTAAGTGTTTTCCTGAGGTCTATGCAGCCCTTGAATCCTGACAGAAATTTCTGAAGCCTATATACGTTATAGGCAGGGCGCAAAATCCCCCCGTAGGGGGGTCAAAGCTCCACGCACGATCAACAGGCGTGCGGACGCGACTCGGTTTTCGCGGGTGCAGGCGCAGGCGCGCGGTAGTTGGAACACATGCGTAACGGATGCGTGCATCTCACGCGATCTGTCGCGACTTCCCTTTGAGATCCCAGTCATACCAATGGATCTCAGCTGATAAGCAACACTAATAGAGTGATAAGCAGGGCTGATAACCGCTGCAACCACTGTGATCTGACCACACCATGTTCAGCCTGATACACTTCTGACCTGTACCGATCGGTATAATGAGACCTGGATGAGTGGTTTGATGATCTTGATCTCGACTCTCCCTGTTAAGGGGGAGGAGAGTCTCGATCTTCAATCACCACTCAC